ATTTGAAATAGGAGATTTTACAAATTCATCTATATTATAAGCCTCTTTGATTTGCTTAATAAGGTTATATTTCTCTTTTGTAAGTTTTGATTCATCCAATCTCTTACGAGCTTCACAAACAGTATCTACGAATTTTTCAGCTTTTGCTTCTGAATTGTATGTTTCGTTAATAAGATATTGATATAACTTCAATTCTTTTGAAAGCTCTTTCTTCGAATTAAAAAATTCTTTTAAAATTTTCTCTGCTTTTGAAGATTGTTTGCCAGACAACATTTCTGATGTAATTTGTCTTACAAGCAATTCAAACAAAAATCCAGTGTTTTTAAATTTCGAGTGTTTAATATTTTTCATCAATTATATATATTTTTCTCTGATATAAATATACTTTTATTATAGTTTATTACTCTTTACCAAAATCTTCCATTAAAATAGTAGTTTTATTACCATTCATATCTTTGAAAATTTCTCTTGCTTCTCTTTGAGCTTTTTGTTTTAAAGTTTTAATTCCCAATGGGTCTCTTCCCAAAATGTGGTCATCTTTTTCATATCTAACCGGGTCTTTTGGTCTACCAACTTCTCCTTCTAATTCTAATTTCAATTTATTCAATTCTTCTTCAACATTTGTTGGTGCTTCAGTTCCCGTTTCTTTTGCCGGGTCAACACCTTGTGTTTCAATTGAAGTTAAACGGAATGCTTGTTTAGTATCTTCTATGATATCCAATGTTAATTCATCTTGCTCTTCAGGAGTCATATCCATAATTGCATCGTACATCCATTTTTTAGAGAACATTTTTGTTTGTTGCATTTGCTGAATTAATGCTACTTTAGAAGTGTATAATTCAACTTTTTCTTGCTCATAAATTTTAGATGGAACAGTTAATTCTAATGAAAAATCTAAATCTTCTGCATTTTCTAAACCTTGTGAGTATAAGTGAACGATTGCAATCTTCGTTAATTCGGATACTAATACTTTTTGAATTCTTTCAATTGTTTTTGCAAAACGAACATCTTGTCCTGCCAAAGTGGCTTTACCACTTGTATCTTCCCCATATCCTAAAAATACTTTTGGAATTTTTAGAGCTGCCATCATTTTATTTTTCAAATAATTGATGTCATTACTCATATCATATTCTAAACCTTTTAATGTATCGATATTAGTGCCATTATCGCTACCACGAACTGGCATATAATAATCTTCGATTAAGTTTTGAATATTGTATTTTAAATTATATTCTCCCGTATTTGGGTCTATAAATGGAACTTTTTTAGAAGTATTGATAATCTTTTGCATATAGTTATCAACTTCATTAGGTGGAATGTTACCAACATCCACTTTAAAAATTCTCTTTTCAGGAGCTCTCATAATACGATGGATTAACATCGCATCTTCCATTAAAGTTAATTGTTTCCAAACTCTTCTTGCGCCTTCTACCATAGATTTACCATATGGTAAGAAGTTTGAATCACCCATCAATCTAAAGTGAGCGATTTCATAATTTTCATATTCTTGCTTTTGCCCCATCACATTACTTTGTGAGTATGCGCTGTTTGGATTTTGATATGGAGCATATACGAATTTAACTTTTTGTGGATTTAATGGGTCAAATCCTTCAACTCTCGATGTTTCATAAACTGAAAGTGGTTGGACATTTACAATACCCAATCCTTCTGCAATTTCTAAATGTAAAAAACAATCTCCGTATTTAACTAAATTTCTTGCCCAAGGCCAAAGTGTAAATTCAATGTTTAATACATCATAAAATAAATTCTTTAAAATTTCTTTAGTGTTTTCGTTTCCACAATTGATTTTAAGAATATCACCATACTCATTTTTAACAGTAGATTCATCAGCGTAAATATCCAAAGCAGATGTTATAATAGGGTCGTTATCCATCCCATCATAATCTCTAAACAAATCAATACGAACTTGCTGATATGCCATCGTTGATTCAATCAAACCACCACTATATTGTGGGGTTCTCATACGTGTGAATCTATCAACCAAATTTGTTGTAATTTGTTGATATTCATCCGTATCTACTACTTTAATGCCTTTTGGTGTTTTACGAACAATAGTGTTCGTTGAAAATAATTTTTGTAACCTACCAAAGAATGATTTATCTGCCATAATAATTTTTATATAATTTACAAAGATAAGTAATTTATTCTAATTTTCCAAATAAATTACCACTTTCTACAACTCCAATATCTTGCTTTCCATCTTGGACCTGGAGTATCACAATTATGTCTTGCTCTGAATGATTTTCTTCTTTCTGGGTTAGATTTTTTAATTCTCATATTAGGGTCTCCAAAGTTTACCTTAACAACATTTCCTTTGTCATTCTTAACATATACTTTGAATTTTTTAACATCACCTTGCATTGGTTTTCCCAACTTAACACTTCTACCCTGATATTCAGCTTCGTACACACAATCGCAACTAGCTTCTGCTAAATATTGAGTGTATTCTCTCATAAACTGAATGAATTCTTTCATATCCTCTCCGTTCTCAACATCATATTCAATCGGTTCGTTTTCTTCAGCTTCTTTGATTGGAACACAATTGGGTACTTCTTTACCATCTTTCTTTTTTGTACCAACCATTTCGTATCCTTTCCAACAAGGATTATCCATTTCTTTTACAATATTTGATAATTTCATTTCTTTTTCATTTACATATGGAGAATTAACTGGCTCATATCCTCTATTTACTTTGTCCTTTTTTGGATTGTATGGTTCTACTTTACCAGGATTTCTATCTTTTTCTTCATCATCAAAATCCGTTGTATCCGTATCTGCAATATTTCCCATAAAATCGCCATACATTGAACCAGCATGGTGTGCATTAAAATCAGTTTCAGCTGGTGTATCATACTTACCTATCCCATCTAACGATTTTTGATTTGTTGTAGGAACTGCTTCCTTTAATGGTACTAAATCTACTAATTTCATAATTCTTATAGTTTCAACATATAAATATATAAAAATTAACGAAGTAACCAAGTTAGGTTTTCTTTTTCACCTCTACCTATTTCCATTTCATATGGATTTTGTTGTTGCCAGTTAGAAGTATATACTCCTTCATTGTTTTGAATAGTTGTAGAATTTAACATACTTCTTGTCAAATCGATACCTTCTTGTCTTAATCTCAATGCGGTGTTTCTTACCCACAATCCAATACCCAATGCCATTGTAAGGTCATCATTATATCCTTTCATAGCTTCTGCTCTACCACCATTCCAAATAAATGTAAATAATTCATCTATTAATCTATTAGAACGAATTAGAATGTCTTTATCTCTAAAATATGTATCCAATGCTGATATAATAAGAGGACGAGTTTTGGTTGTAGTCGAAAATCCTGCAACCATGCTTTTTTCTTGTCTATAATATTTGTTAGACATTTGTCTTTCAACATCCACATATTGTAAATCATTACTCATATAGAATAGATTAGGATATCCCCTATCAATTACTTGCTGAATACATGCCCAACCTACGTTTGAGTTTTCAATTACCAATAATGCGTTATTATATTCGGTTGCCAATGATGTTAGAAAATTTCCAAAATCTTTTGTATCGATTTTACCTCTATATTCTCCAACCTGCGATGAATCTTCAATATCAATAATTTGAGCAGTGGAATAATCACTTCCATCGCCCCTCGCCACGTCGGCGGATATCATATATTGTCTATTGTAATTAGGATATTCCCATATCCATAAGTTATTATCAAATCCTCTCTTCTCTACCGGCTCCATAACGTATGTATCTTTATACCACGTTAATAATGCCGGGTCGATTACAGTAGCACCAGAACCAACGAAGTCACAATCACATTCTTGTGCGGCTCCCTTAACTCCCAAAATACGAGTTTGTTCATCTCTCCACGCTTGATTTCTTTCAGGGTGTACAGTCCAATGTAGATTGATACAATTGAATCCGTTTGTTCCACTTTCACCATCTACCCACATTTTATGAAACCAGTTACCAATACCATTTGGTGTAGATAATACAATTGCCGAACCACCCGTTGATAAGGTAGATTGTGCTGATAACCAAATTTCATCGATATCTCTAATGAATGCCGCCTCATCCACAACCAATAGAGATAGGGCTTCAGAACGACCTGCATCAGGTGAACTTGCGATTGCTTTTACTTGCGAACCATTTTTTAATTTAAGTGATAGTTTGTTATCTTCAGCTGCTGCCGTTGAACCATCTCTTAACCAAACGGGAAGTAAATCGTGCATAACCCTTACTTTCTCTACAAGGTTTTTTGCAACAGTTACTTTAGTTGCAATAACCAAAGCATTGAAGTCTTGGTTAAATAACATCTTCCAAAGTATAAAGCCCGCCGATAGGGTTGATAAACCTAACTGACGGGATTTAAGAATAATGTTAAATCTATTATCTTTAAAATCATCTAAACAATTCTCCTGAAATGGATATAAGTGAAAAGGTATTTTTCCTCTCGTTGGATGCTGAATCACACAATACTTTTTCATAAAGTATATTGGGTCTAAAGCACACTTCTTATACTCATCAGCGATGATTTCTTTTAAATTCTTTTTTGGTTGCCCTTGTATAGACATTACTTTTTTAATTTGATTTTCCAATATACTCCACCTCTAATATATGGTGTTAGATACCCATTTGTACCATCGGTTGTTTTATTATTAACACCAATACCCAAATTGTATATTTTATTAGAGTTAGAATTTACCATTACACCAATGCCAATAAAATTTACATAATCGGCTTGATTAAATCCACCTTCAAATCCAGCATAAACTTTACGTTTAAATGGTTCTGGTATTATGAGTGTATCTATTTTAGGTGTAATTTTGGTTGTATATTTTCTACCTATTATTTTATTTTTACTTATTGTATCAATGATTGTAATTGAACCCTGTTGTTTATCAAATTTATAGGTGTTTGTAAATACATTCACATTATTCAAATATTGATTTATGATAGAATTTGTATCTACTTTTATTTGAATCGTATCATGTACTGCGTATGGTATTGGTTTTTCGACTTCTACCGGTACTTCTACATCATAAGGCACTTCCACTTCAATTGTATCGTGAATTGGATGTAAAGATTGACCATCAACTTTAACTATTTTTTCAATAGTTTTGTTTCTATTAGGCATTACACCAAATGGGTCAAAAGATACCAATGATAATATAATCACTAATACAACAATGATAATATGTCTTATGTCAAATAGTTTCTTCATTACTTAATCAAAAATAATACGGTCATTACTAAAGCAATACCAGAACCAGCTTTATAAACAGCGGTTTTAAATTTCTGAACTTTTAATTCTTTCAATAAACTATTAGATTTTTCTCTCTCCAACGCAAATTGTTGGTCTTTCTTATCTATAATAGTATTTAGGTTGTTGATTTTTTCATCTTTCAAAGTATCCTTTTGTTTATATAGGTTAATTTGTAGATTTTTTTCATCCAACGCTTTATACACTTCCTTTAATTCAGCTTTTGCACCATCACCGCTAAGAATATCCTTAATGACTAACTTGGCCGTTGGTACTTTTAGAGGCACTATCGAGTCCGTTTTCGTAACGGTCTGCGAAAAACTTGATAAGGTCGTGAATAGTATAATCACTAACAGCATTAACTTTTTCATTTGTATGTGTTTTTATTTCGGTTATATTTTTGTTGATTGTTGTAATTCTAGTTTCTACTACGTTTATTTCTTCATCTACTTTTGCAATATGTCCATCAATTACTTTGTTTGCAGTTTCAACCGAATCTATTTCATGTTGTAAAGAATCAATTTTACGATTATATGCTTCAACATCAGTTTTGATGCCATTGTTGGTAAATAAATTATAACCAACTAAAACAATAAGAATTACTAATATAATATTCTTTATATATTTCATAATTTTTTAATTTTTTATAAGCTCTGGATGATTTAATTCTCGTAACTTATCTTCTAATGCTGCTTTCCTTTCCAATAGAGCTTCAATTGCTTCGGTAGCACCATTTATATCTCTCTGAATATCTTCTCTTACTTTATCTATATCGATATCATGTGACCACGTTTCAGTTGAACCATCTTCATTTATGATTTCAAATGTGGTCTTTACATTAACCAATGCTTCTTCAAATTTCATTTTCATATCCTTAACATAACTCAACTGATTACAACTTATTTTGTAATCTTCGTAGTAAGGAAATGTTCCATCATCTTTTAATGTAAATTCTAACTTTTGTAAACAACTTAAACACAATCCACTTTTTCTAATTGTTTTTTTATCTAAATGGTCGTATTTTATTGTTTTACAATCATCCGATGAACACGTATTCAACTTATCTAAATAAGCTCTTACCTCATCGAATTTAGATACATTTATTTTATACCCTTCTTTTTGCTCCCATTCTACACCTTCGGCATCAGTCCATCGTTCACCTACTTCTCTTTTCTTTTCAGCCTCTCCTTCAAATCCAAATACTTTTTGATTATTATCTTCTCTGCCAAAAACAGTATCAATAATCAATTTACGGGATTTATGCATCCCTTTACTTTTCTCATCCCAACTTTTTCTCTTTGTCATATCCGTTTATTATAACTATTTGTTTATATATACATATATATATAAAATTTATCTTCCAAACTTAAAAATTCCTAAAATTTGATTTAACGGAGCGAATGTGCCCGTTAATTTATAAGTATTTCCTTTATAAAAGAATACCAATCCTTCGTTTGGAACTAACTTATCAAATCCACCAATAGCATTTAATCTAGCTAATTCTTTTTCTAATCTTTTAATTTGAGATTCGCTACCACCACTTCTAATATCAGATATTGATGATTCTAATGATTTTCTAATAGATTGTAATGCTGAATCAGGTTGAGCAGTTAATACTGAACCCATAAATGATAATACTTCTGCACCTACTCCCAAAAAGATATCTTCAAATTTACGAAGATTTCCTTTCATAATTTTATCTTTTGCATCTTTATCTACTCCTTCTGCCCATTTTCTAGCATCCTCATCTGCAATTGATTTAATCGTGAATGATTTATTGTCAAACGCCCATCTTCTTGCCAATCCTTCTTTTTCCAATTGTGCAAGATTCTTTTTAGATTTGTTTACAAAATTCATCCACCAAGCATAGTGATAATCAGCTACACCATCTTTATCACCTAAATTAAATTCAGATTGTAATTTAGATAGCATACTATTAAATTTGCCTTTTTGAGAACTTAATTTCTCATCTTTTGGTAATTTAGTAATTGGTGGTCCCTGTATAGTATATTTTGATTGAACATCCGCATTTACCTTTTTAATCATCGATGCCAATTTACTTTCTGCTCCTTTTACTCCACCAATTGCATTTCCTTTTTCATCATATTCTACAACGTTGTGGAACACTAATAGATTTTGTCCATAAGGAATTACATTTGCATTTTCAGGGTAAATTACTTCTAAATTACAAAATGCCGAACCATCTTTGAATATACTTTGTCTTTCCTTTTCACCCAATCCACTTATTGCAGAATATAAATCTTTCATTGCGAAATTATATGCATCAGCTAAAGCACCTCTACCATTGAATTTATCTGCTAATGCTGCTGCATCTAATGCGTTTTCTCCACTATTTGCCAAATGTCCTTTGTTACGAGCCGCAATCAATCTACCATTTTTCCAACTTATTGCTAATGCCTGTCCATCGGTTTTTTCTCTAACTACTCCTAAATTACCATCCAAAGCGTTGTTGATAATTTTTTTCAAATCACCAAATGTAAGATTCATTGAAATATCAAACGGATGATTCATATGCCCATACGCCCCACCTTCCATTATCAATTCTTTTGATTGATTTACGGATTCATTTATAATTGAACCACCATTGGTAGTTATGAAGTTTGCTATATCTGCTTCATTTTTTGCAACTACTACTCTCGGATACTTTTGTTTAAGTTTTTGTATGGTTTTTTCAGTATCCTCTTTATTTTCCATATCAAAATCCCAGCTTCCAACTTTAACATTTGTTTTCAAAAGCCAAGGTACAACTAAAATACTTTCAATTTTAATTTGATTTAAAACTACTTCGTTCCAATCCGAATCGTAGTATAAACCATTTGAATTTAGGTATTTATCCTGAAACTCTTTTTTCTTACTCAACATATATCTATCGGCTGCATCAATGTATTTCTTAATAAATTCAGCTTTTTCTTTATTTGTAGCTGGATTATCATACATATTTTTCTTCCAATCTTCTTTGTATGGTTTTAATTCGGGTGCAAAATTAAATACTACATCTTGCTCTCTTCCCAATCCCGAAATTATAGTACCAGGATTTACCCATCTCATTCCTTTTTTATCAGGCTCTGTCCATAAGTCCATTATACTTTGTGCTAATACAGTGCCTGATAATGCTACAATGATACCACCCTTTGTATGCATTCCTTTACCTTGAACAAGCTTTCCCCATTTAGTAGTTTTTGTAAAAGTAGAAATAGATTTTTGTTTTCCTTGCAATGCATCTACTTGTGGTAAATGTTCAATATCAGTAGCATGTAATGAAGTTGTTCGTATTGGTTCAACTATTTTTTTAATAATATTAAGTGAAAGGGGCAATTTACCCAACATACATTTATCATATGCGCTATCTTCCCATTTAACTTCATTTAAGGATTCTTTAAAAGCAGATGGAGTTTTTATCTTTCTCCAACCTCCTGTAAATCTGAATATTCTAGCAGGTATTGGAAGCGTTGAACCTATTGGAAACTTATGAAAATATTTACTATCAATGTGAATTATCTTTGTTATAAATTGATTTGTTTTATTATCAGCACCTATTAATTCTACTTCTATTGGTACTACAACTCCGTTTATTTTAAGATTTCCAGCATATAATTGACCCTTTGTAAATGCTTCGTTTGTAATTGTTTTAGAAGATGTTTGAAAATCACCTTTTCTCATTATAGTTTTGGCAATAACTTTATTAGCCATTTTTACAAATGGAATATTGATATCACTTCTACTATCTTTTACTACAATTTGATTGTATTTATCTAATAGATTTAAAAATTCTTTTTTGTGTTTTGATGCCAATCTTTTAAAAAAGCCAGTTAATTCTGGTTCTGAAATATCTTTACCATTTCTAGCATCGTTTACTCTATCGAAAAAATGTTTACTAAATTCTATATCAGCGGGTGATAATTCTCTATCGGCATATCTCTCTACACTATCCAAATCAGCTTTAGCCATCTCTTCGGTTGTTCTGAATGTGGTTGCTTGCTTACCATTGATAGTTGGCATTCCGTGGTCATCTTTACCAATATCTTTAACTTGTACTTTTTTGTTTTTGAATTTACCCATCAAAACAACATCACCTTTATCAACATCTACATTAACATCTTCGTAAATATGTGAGTTTAATTTACCAAAATCTCTTAAAAGAATTCCGGCTGCTGCATTTGCTTCGTTTTCTACATCTGAACCCGTAGCACCATCTTCTACTCCACCAATATATCCACTTTGTCTTTGTTTAAGATGAACTAATTCGTGTGCCAATGTTCTTAAAATATCGGGTAAACTTCTATTCGTAACATATACATAAATGTTATCAGTATGTGGGTCATATCCACCAAATGATTTGTATAATGTTGCAAATTCATTATCTTTAACTAATTGAATGTTAAATGGCATTTTTTCCAACTCCAATCTATGGGTTGCAAATTTAATGAATTCACCTATGGTTTGAGCTTTACTTTTTTTTTGTGCCAAATCTTCTCTCAACAAATCCATTGCTGCATTTTTAGCATCCATTTCCGGTTTGTTCTTTTTATATGATTCGATAGATGCCAACATTTGTTCATCTGACATTTTGAATGTTGCCATTCTCTCACCTATTTTCTTTATTAGGTTCATCATCATATTATGTGGATTAGGTTGGGTTGAATCTACACCTTCCGCAAGTCCGCCCGTTACAATACTCAATGCAGCACCACCTACGCCGGCTTGAGCCGCATTAGCTCCTACTGCTTCAAATGCAACGTGCTTAACCATATCCTTACCCAAATGTGCGCCAAATCCCCATGCACCGTGAGTAAATGCGCTTGTTGCACCATGTAGTGCCGCCTGTCCTATCGTACTTGCAGTAGCTCCGGCGGTTGTAGCCGCTCCGTATGCCGCTGTTCCAGCTCCAGCTGTCATCATACTAGCACACATAATAGCGGCATCTTTTGCAGTACCAATTAAACCTTTCTTTTGCTCTTGATGTTCATACCAAGACTTTTTAGCTAATGCCAATTCGTGTTTAGATAAATCTTCTCTGAATACGGGTTCTTTTGTAGTTTTTGGTCTACCTCTCCAATCGGTTGCTTGTACGGGATTACCATTTTCATCGTGAACATCATGCCCATGCTTATCTTTTTTATAAACAGGCACTTCTTTCATTTTAGAACCCCATCCTTCAGCTGCACTTCCACTTTGTGTATAATCAGACCAATGTGCTTTTTTGCCCGTTTTAGGGTCTTTTATTGTTCCTAATTTACCCGATGTTGCAAAAGAATATATTCCTTTGCCAAATTCTTTATATTGGTCAACTTTATGTGCAATCACATGCCCAACTGCTTTACCAACCGCATGTAATTTCTTACCTGTCCAATCGTTTAATTTTGAATACCAACCCTTTCTCATTTCTGATTCGGGATTATTTGCATCATCAGCCGCTTTTCTATCCTCTTCAGATAAACCAGCTTTTGCTTTATGTAATTTTTCTTTTACTTCGGATGCTGCTCCACCTTTTTCTTTTTTCTCTGCCGAAGATTTTAATTCTGCTCCACTTAATTTTTGCTCAGGCGGTGGCGCTTGTTGACCCGGTTGCTCTCCACCATTTGGAGTTCCATCTATTTTACCCTGTGCGGTTTGTCCTTTTTTAACAGGTTGACCTGGCTGTGCTGGCTTAGCTGATTGAGTTGCCGCTTTTCCCTTTGGTTCATTAACCGGTGCATCTTTTGGCCCTACTAATTTAGCGGCTTGAATATGTGCTTCGTGGTCTTTTGGTAATCTCAATGCACCTCTTACAGTAATTTTCTTTTTCTTACCATCTTTGGAAGTATAACTGATTTCCTTATCCATTATAGGATTTGGTTCTTCTTCTAAAAAATATTCTTCTATGAAATTATCTGCTTCAAATACCAATTTTGCTATTTGTTCAGCGATAGGGTCATAATAATCATCTTTATTAGAGTATTCTATTTCGTGTCTTGTAGGATGTGGTTCTGGTCTCATTTCTGATGATGGGTTTGTATTATTACTTTCCTCAACCGAACCCGTTGGTGCACCATTGATATATCCATTTGGTAAATTTAACCCAACTCCGATTCCACCAGGAAATCCTTCATTTAACTTTTTTGTAATCATTTTAAAAATATCTTTATCAAATTTTGGATATGCTTTTGTGAAGAATTTTTTTGCAGTTTCTTCATCGCCACCCAATCCCTTACGGACATCCGTTCCACTAATAGGATTTGATTCAGGTGGTACTATATAAGTATAACCAATCTCATCGTAACCATATCCAGCTTTACCATTATATGGTTTAAAGTATTTACCTTGCAATCTATTTGCATCTTTCTCACCTACTGCTGCAATATATTGAGTAGTTTTACCATCAAATTTAGAAAGTACTTCTTTTGGAGAGTATGGGTTTGCTACTTGTACAATTTTGCTTGGCGGAATACCAAACATTTTACCCATTATGATAACCTTTTCTTTGAAATTAAATGGAGATTTATCGTTATCCGTTTTATTAGACGTAGCAATATAAACATTATCCTTACCGAATTTAGATACTAACTTCTCATAAGCGGCATAATGCCCTTTATGAAAGGGTTGAAAACGGCCCGAATATATTACAACGGTCTTTGTTACTTTTGGTTTATCCACTATAAATCCTAAATTATTTGTATATAAATATTCTAAAACTTAACTTTAGAAATTTTTATATACAAATGGGTCTCTTTTTTTAAGTTCTTCTAATTTTTTCTTAATTCTTTTTTTCATTTTATACTTTTCGTATAATTCTTTTAAATATTTAAATGGATTTATCATAATATATCTATTTTTGGTTTACTTATTAAATATTCTCTAT